AACGCGCCAACTTCGATACCGTCTGGGCCGACTTCAGGCCTTATCGGCATCAGATCGACGCAGCTGCTTTGTTGACTCGTCAGCATCGGACCCTGTGTCGCGCAAGCTGTCAATGCCGTTAGCCCAAATAGTAGCGACGTCAGCTGGAATAAGAATTTGCGCATTTGGTGAGTCCTCAATTTGTTGTTCAAGTTCGTTAAGGCGAAGATCAAGTCGGTTCTCAAACTCAGTAATACGGTCTTGTGATTGGATAATCCTAGGATGTTCTCTAGCAGTTTTAGCTGCAGACTCCAAGGCATTTTTAGTGAGCCAGAGGTTGACACCCAGGAACATGGAGATGACAACCAGCGTAGCCGTAATGCCTGCCCATATCTTGTTAAGCATTAGGTCACCCCTGAACCAGCGATGACAATCGTGTTCGTGTCGATAACTACACCAGCTGCAAGTGTGTAAGCCGCAAGTGTACGGTTCCCTGTCGTGGCAGAGCCACCAAGGCGGAGCGTCATGCTCGTGCCCTGGGTAATTGTACGACCAGCGGCACCAGCATAGAACAGGAACGATTGACGGGCCGAGAACACACCGCCGTTAAGCGTGCAGTCACCGGTCATCGGTACGAAGCAGTCAGCGTCTGCAAGGGCGAGAGTGCCCGTCGTGTTCGTGGAGACCTTCATCGTGCCTTGCAGTGTCGACAAACCGGTAACAGAACCGCCAGTCAACGTAACCGACGCAGCTGCCTGCGTGGCAATTGTGCCAAGGCCTAGGTTAGTGCGGAACGTAGCAGCACTATTAGAACCGAGTAGCGTGTACACGTCAGCGCTAGTAGCGATAGCTTGTGGGACACCCGAACCTGAACCCGAACGACCAATGAGCGAATACTGAGCGAGGTTCGCCATCTTAGCAAGCGTTACCGCTGCGTTATCGATGGTCCATGCGGTACCTGAAGACGCTACTGTGATATCACCCTTATCGCCGTCGCTGACCGGGATACCAGAGGCCCACGACGGGTTACCGCCAGCGCCGCCGGACTGCAGCAAGTTTCCAGCTGTGCCGGGTGAGAGCACAGTCCACGCGGAAGCTCCGCGATACAGCACTTGGCCCTGTGTAGAGCCGAGCAAATCGAGGACCTGTGTAGCAGACAGTTGTGATACGTTTCCGCCTGCAACGGAGCCTAGGAGACGTGCAGCGCTGATCGTTTGAAGGTCACCCAACGACAGAGAGTTAGCCGCGATGTTGTCTTCAGCAAACTTATCAATCAGACCTTGGACAGTAACACGCAGTTCGCATCGGGCACCGGCAGCGAAAGCAATTGCTGTGGTGCTTTCTTCCGCGCGCGTAATAGTCATAGCGTCGCCAGTGCGAGCCGTAACCTTCACGATTTCATACGTGTTGTCAGTGTTCTCGATTGTAAGATAAAAGTAGTCGCCAGCCCCAGCTGCCGGGAACAGAACGCCATCACCGGATGCCACGCTAAGGGCTAGATCGGCAGCGCCGATTGCACCGCTCAGCGTGCTATGTGCATTATTTTTAAACTTAACACCCATGGTGTTCCCCTTACAGCCAACGCACGGTACGCGCACTCATCGAGCCACGTACGTGTCCGATGTTAGCGCGACGGCGTTTCTCTAGATATCCTTCACGGAACTTATTACCGTAGTGAACGGAGTAGTCCGGATTAGTCCATGTTTTACCGGGCATCGAGAAGAGTGTCTCAAGTGCACCCCAGACAAACAAATCTTCAAGTTCGTTGAACGCTTGTTCGTCCATGCCAGTAGCAGTGCGGGTCGGCTTAATTGCCATCCACATGCGAGTAACGTATGTGTCTAGTCCATCTGGCAGTGGCAGGATAACGTATCGCTGAGGCGATACGACCGTGCACATCGCTGGCAAAGAACCATCGGCAACGATAGAGTCAGGCAAAACAAAAGTGCTGCCGTCGTTAAAGAGCGCTTCGTTGTACTCAGTAGCGTTAACGTATCCGCCCGGTGTTTCGCTCCAGACTTCTTCAACATCTTCACCGCTAAACAGATCAGCCCATTCAGGGTAACGAGCAATCGCTACGTCAAGGTTTGCCAGCACAAGTGGACAGCTGTTAACGCTGACGCCGAACAGATGTTCGAGTTCTGTGTCTGCCGGTACGTTGAAAGCATACTCGTGCACGCCGGGCAACAGGTTAAATGTAGGCGGCACATAGCGCCATGATAGTGTCTTCTCGCATGCTGTGCGTGCGGCAAGACGAATGTGTTCTAGTACGGTCGGACGTGGCACTTGTGGAACAAGAGCCTCAACCCGGTTAACAATACTAGAGAACTCGCGATTAGCCATTATTGACCCCTACGGCGTTGTTCTTCTTGCGGCATACCATCTTCACGGTCTACTACTTGGCGTTGAGTAAAATCAGAACCGAGAGCTTGTGCAAACGAGTTATAGAAATCTTTAGCCCGCTGTGTCTCAACGCTTTCGTTATCAATAACTTCAGCTAGAAAAACCACGCAATCAACGAGGGCCGACTTATAACTATCAGGCATACCGATAGTATCACCAATGAGATAATCATCTGGGACCTTTACATATTCAGCTTCAAGCTGTGTACCCGTGATAGGCGGTGGATAGAGGAAGTAGCGACGAGGATTACGCGGGTGACGCATCCAATTAACAGGAACATCAGAGTCTTCCAGCATCCAGTCTGGGGCTGAGCGGTCCATTGTTTCTTTGTCTACTTCGCCTACGGCTGATCCACCGGTAACTCGATGGATTTCCATGATGCGGGTGACGGTTGAGTCAAGTTCTTGCGCGACTTGATCAGCTGTCGGAGTGACACTGGCGTTGACAATAAAGAGGTCAGGACGCATAGGCACAGACCGCTTTACTGCTTGGTTAACGAAACCGAGCATTGTTGTGTCAGAGAAGCGTTCAGGCATCAACGCGTTGTCGTCGTTAATGAGTACCCGTGCCTGATCAATAACCTCTTGAGGAGTCATTAGAGTTCAAGTCCTGCTTTTTGTTTCTGCTTTTTGGTGGGCGAAGCCATCGTCACGTTCTTGAACAACTTTTCGCCGAGCTGCGCACCAAGTTCCGGCGGAGTGAACGGCGGAGGAATGACTTCTTCTTTGATCGAGATGTCAACTTTTTTAACATGTTCGATTACGGCTTTGGGAGCAAACCGTTCTGGATAAGCTTGCTGCTCAGTAACCAGCTCAACATCTACGTTGTTAGCGAGGCGTTCACTATACGGATAGATAGTGCCGTTTTTACGATGGCGAAAGAACTTTTCCATATTTATTTCCTATCAGGGGTGCGGTCTAGTTACCGAAAGAAACGCATAAGCGAATGCTGCTGGGATTGCTGTCAAGACTAACGCAATAAAGGCCCTAGTCGTCAGCAACTCTACTCGTAGTCTCCAGCTGCGAATATACTGCTGATCCTTACGGAAAGCTATGATATCATCAGGATCATTAATATTCAAGTCTAAATGTAGAAACATTTCTCTGACTGTTTCTTTAACAATTAGTTTTATCTTGTCTGTAGTAACAGTCATTTTAGACTCTGTGTTAACTAGATTGGTCCATTAGCATTAAGCGTATAGGTAGCGCTATCTTGCACTACGTTATTACCAGTCCAACGTATTTCTGCTAAGACTGAAGAATTTTTTTCGCCTTCTATGGTACCTTCTACTAGCGTTATACTGCGCTGTGTGCTCAGCGCCATCCACGTGTCTACTGTACCAGTAGTTAGAGCGTCACCAGTGACTGTGAACCGAATTTCGTATTCGCCAAAGTTTGACTGTGGCGAAAGCCAATTACCATAGGTTATTAGCGATCCGGTTACATATCTAGCGTACTCGCCGTTAGTTTTAAAGACTATGCCAGCTGTGCCACCTAAAAGACCTGTAGAAGTAAGATTGTCAATACTAACAACGTTCGGCGCACCGGACGAACCAGACAATGCAGCAGCTAGTGTACGAATATTCATAGTGTGCCCTTAAGTAAGTGGGGGCCGAAGCCCCCACTAAAGTTAGACAGTGGCCGAGAACGGAGTTGCTTCCGTGCCCGAGGCTTGTGAATAGCCACGAACGAAGAAGTGTCCGGACACAGCGTCGACAATCTCAAAGTACTCGCCTTGAGCCGCAAGGCCCGTGCTAGAACGGTTGAGCGTGATCGTGTCGTCGTTATCCGCAGCCCACCAAGTGTTAGGAGCGGTTGCAGTATCAGAGTCTTGGATAACAAAGCCACGGAACTCGTCAGTGGTGTTGCCAACTTTGATAATGTGTGAGTTGGAAGTAGCCGTAACCGTCACAAGGATCTTGTAGACAGCGCCGCTACCCGTGGCGGTCGGAAGCGTAACAGTGCTACCGGCAGCCGCGTTCAACTCAATAAGCCGACCGGCATGCTTCGCCTTCGTCAACGTCAGCGCGCTACCCGCGAGGACAGCACCTTCAACGATGACCGGGTTGTTAATGACCGGGGCTTCGAGCACTTGCCCGTCAAGGGTAGTGCCAGTATAAATACCCATAATAGTCTCCTTTTAGGGGAGGAGGGGCCGAAGCCCCACCACCATTACGAGTTGCAGTTAAAGTACAGAGCCCACACCTTCACGACGGCATTCGTAGGAGCCGCAGTGTTGAGGAGCAGGTCAATCGTGTCCGCCGAAGTGAACAGAACCGGAGCCGCAAGGCCGACCGAGCTGACAGACACAGCGTTAGACGCGATGTCGTTAGCGAAGGCGTTAGCAGCAATCGGCGAACCGCCCGTGCAACCGAGGTCGAACGTAGCAGTCGTGTTCGTGACTTCCGCTTCCGTGACGTTCATGCCGCCAGCGAGCACAAGCGAGCCAGCCGGGACTTGAAGCACTTGCAGCGTGTCGGCAGCGGCCAGGGCCGTAGCCGAGGCAGCCGCGCGAGCGGCCACAACTTTAGCGAAATCCACAGTGACTTCTGTGTAGCCCAGACGCTTATCGGCGTGAGCACCGAAAGCAGCCGAACCCTTATAGAAGCCAAGGGTATCAGTATAAGCAGCCATTTCATTATCCTTTCAAGTTTGTATAGCTATTAGAAGCTGATGACAGCCGTAGCAATGGCTTCCGGCTTCACGACCTTATAGCCGTAAACTTGGAGACCACGGATCAGGGAGCCGAAGGTGCTTTCCGCACGGATCGTTTCCATGTTCGTCATCTGCGACGCGAAGGTCAAACCACGCTTCGTGCCGGCGAGAATGTTGGTCTTGCCAGACGACGTGAGCAGGTTGTGCGACATGTAGATCGTGAAACGATCAATCATGCCAACGCGACCGTTGCGCAGGATCGAGGCGCCGTCACCCGAGAGCGACGCGTCCTTCAGTTCCGACTTCTTGATCAGGCCGACTGCCTTAGCCGGGAGGACCAAATAGCGGTCACCTTCCGGGCAGTTAGCTTCATCGAGCACCGTGCCGAGGTCGACGATCAGGTCAGTGATCGACGTCGTACCGCCAGCGCCGTCCTTAGAGACGGTGAGCGGCGAACCGGTCGTGCCGAGGTTGAACGAAGCCGTCTTCGCGCCAGCCGTGAGGCCAGAGTTCAGAGCCGAGATGCCCGTGACCATGTTGGCCAGGACGTCTTGGTCGATTTCGATCTTCATTTGCTCAGACGCGTCCTTAGACCAAACGTCCATCAACTTGATGTCGGTTTGAACCTTATCAACATCGTCTTCGACGCAGTTGAAGTACTTACCCTTATCGATAAGCAGTTCAATCGGATCGCTGTCCGGACGTTCCACTTGGAGCGTCATGCCCTTCGTGTAATCGCGGATCGTGATCGTCGGCGTCGTACGGATGTGGACCGTATCGCCATGCTTCTTGATTTCACCTTCGTAATCGGTGTTGCTGATCGCTGCGAGCACGGTGGCGTCGTAGAATTGTTCGATCAGCTTGCCGGCCCAAATTTCAGGAATGAAATTGCCCGCGTACTGCGGATGGCCGGAAGTAACAGGATATGCCATCTGTTTTTCCTTTTAATCTTTAGCTAATGCGGCCTTCTCGCTGTGCGAGAAAGATATCCGCTTCAATCTTTTTGCGCTGATCAGGCTTATCCGCGTACTGGCCGAGCTGAACATCTTTGTAGAAGTTCGTAATCTCAGCGCGTGTCCACGACCTTGGTGTAGGCTGAACAATTGTGCCACTACCCTTGCTTACGCCTGGGTCGACCATTTGTTCGAGTACAGCTTGATTAGCATTTTTTGGAGCAGGCCTCTGACCCCCTGCTTGAATACGCTCCCATTCCTTAAAGAAACCAACGACTCTTGAGGCGTCGAGTTGCTCTTGCGCTTGACGAAGGAAGTCTTGCTTCTTCGCACCAAGCAGCGGATCAACCGTAGTCAGCCAGTCTTTAAACTTCTGATTATCATTGACCTCGCGCCAATTCGGCACTTGCGTGTCGATGGTGCTCCAGAACTCAGCTCGCAGTTGGTCTTGTTGTGCACGGGTCATGTGTTCGACCGTGGGCACCACAGTGTTCCTAACGTAGCCTACTTGTCCTTCAAGCTCTGCCATGCGCTGCAGTAGAGTTTCCTCTCGCTTTGCTGCAAGGTTTTCAGCTTCTTCGCGCGCAGCTCGGCGAACCATCTCCAGGGTATCACCATACTCCGACTCGTCCTCTGCAGTGACATACTTCACTTGCACAGGGGCAGGCTTGTTCGTAGTTTGCACTTCAACAAGCTTGTTTTCGAGGTCGTTAATGGCTAGCAACGCGTCCTTCATCTCGGCCCGAAGGCGAGAGGTTTCAGCGTTATGCATCCCTTGGAGCGTACGATAACGCTGCTCAAGTTTGTCATAGTCTTCTTTATTAATAGTCGCGGGCGGCTCGACTACAATCGATCCACTAACAGGCTCCGATGGTTCGTTGTTCTTAGGCGTACCATCTTCGTTGAGTTCAACGTTCTGGTTCTCGTCTTCAAGCATCTTGGCCTGGAGTTCTGCTACGTGAGCGATCTGTTGTTCGAGTTGTGCGGGTCGTGACATGGTAGCTCCTTACGGTGTGCTAAAGGGTGGCTTCGCAGTGCGATTTGCCGAAACACCAGAGGCCGTTCGCAGCTCAGACAGGAGTTCCTGAATAGCCTTGCAACGCCCCTGGAATACTTGGACCTTATCCGCGTTTGCACTCGGTAGGTCTTGGAGTTCGTTATTTA